CGGAAATGATTGAAGCAATCGTCCTTGGAATCATCGCCTGGATCGCTTTCTTCATGGCCCTCGGGACTGTGCAGGAGTTCGTCAGCGACTACCGCAGCAAACTGGAGAAGGAAAGAGAAAAGCCCAGGAAGCACCTCCCCCCCTTCAAGCCGCTAACCCCGGAGGAACAGCTGCGGAGCAAGATCTGGCTATCCGCGATCGGCTTCACCTATCTCCTCCTCTCCGTCCTTATGCTCTATGCAGGAGTGAAATGAAATGGCCCGCCCAAAGTTGACCATCCGGCCGGTGGAAAAAACAATCTCCCTGCCTGGGGATGTTGTCGGCTCCGTGGACAAGATCCTCTATTCCGATCTGGAAGGGAAGATCCCCCACGGCGCCTGGAGCCGCTATATCCTATCCATTATTCTTGACGATCTCGCTCGCTACAACCAGCCCCCGCAGGGCGGACAGGAAGGGAACAAAGATGCTGAATGAAGAACAAGCCGCGGTCAAAGCGCAGCTGGAGGCCTTCCTCCAGTCCCCTGAACAGTTCTTCCTCCTCGCTGGCTATGCGGGGACTGGGAAGACCTACTTGCTAACCCAGTGCCTTTTGGAAAGAAAGGTAGTCTTCACCGCGCCGACGAACAAAGCGGTGAAGATCCTGGCCACCGGCCTCCGGGAAGCGGTCGCGGCGTCGAAGAACCCTTCCCGCACAATCCCGACCTGCACCATTTTCTCCCTCCTCGGGTTGACGCTCAAAGCCGACGGCGCGGTGAAGGTCCTCTCCCAAAAGGAAGAGGATTTCTCCATCCGCGACTTCGATATCGTCGTCGTGGACGAAGCTTCCATGGTGGGCACGTCGCTCCTCCCCCACCTCTTGAAAGCAGTGAAGGGGACGAAAGTGAAGGTCATCTTCTCCGGCGATCCGATGCAGCTCCCGCCGGTGAAGGAAGCGCGATCGGAAGTCTGGACCATGGAGATGGAGATGGGGAAATTGCAGAAAGTCGTGCGGCACGACAACGCGATCCTCTCCTACGCAACCCGCCTCCGCGCCCTCATGAACGCTCCGGCCCCGAACCTGAAGCCGACACAAGACTTCCACGACGGAGAGGGGATCATCGTGCATAAAGCGCCCCTCCTAACGGTCCTTGCCGGGACGCATGAGAACTTCGAAGAGCCGGAGAAGGTGAAGGTCATCGCTTGGCGCAACATCATGGTGGATAAGTACAACGCCGCGATTCGAAGGGTTCTTCTTGAAGATGCGGATCGGGAACTCTTCCTCCCTAGTGATCGGGTGATCCTGACGGAACCCGCCCTGGACCTCGAGAGCGAGAGCGGAAGGGTCCTGGGCACAACCGACGAGGAAGGCGTCATCGTGGCCACTGGCCGCACTGAAATCATGGGGGTGGAGTGCTATGAGTTGAAAATCCACTTCGACGGCAACCGCACGGAAACCCTCACAACTCCCACCGCAAAGGGCCGGGTGTCGTGGACTCGCACAAAGGGAATCATGGCGGAGCAGGCGCGGCTCGACCCTTCCTTCTGGAAGACGTTTTGGGAGTTCCACGAATCCTTCCACTACGTTCGCCACGCTTATGCCATAACCGCCCATCGGTCCCAAGGGTCAACCTACGAGAAGGCCTTTGTGGACATTCACGACATTCTCTCCAACCCGAACCGGAAGGAGGCGATGCGGTGCTTGTACGTCGCCGCGACGCGAGCCAGGAAGGAACTGCACTTTTCGGAAAGGAGAACGATGCTCTAAGGGGCTGGATTATCCCGCGGGATTAATAGACAATAATCCCGCGGGATAATTTGCGGCCGTATGGCGAACGATTCACGCGACCCGCTATCCATGTATAGGGTCTGGTCCAATCGCCCGCCACACGCCACCACAATTCGTCACGCGGCGCCCCATCCGCGCCATTCATGCCCACAACCCACCGAGGTTAAGTCCAATGTCCCAAAGCGACTTGATGATGGAGTTCAATGCAAAGGCCGCCATCTGGCGGCAGAAGGCTGCTGACGGTACGCTCAGCCAGGAAGAAATGCGGGAGGCGATTCAACTCCTCAGAACCCTCCGCGGCGCGCTGCCCGAGGTCGGCCAACCGAAGGCCAAGGGGAAGGGGCGGTCTGCGCCCAAGCCCAGCGGTGATGATCTGCTTTCCGAACTGGGAGTTTAAGCCATGGAAATCAAGCGTCCAATGTTTCCTCACATCATAGACTCCACGATCCTCTCCGCCTTCCGCTCCTGCCCGCAGAAGGCCTTCCGGCAATATATCGAGCACTGGAAACCGAAGGGGAAATCAGTCCACCTGGTCGCCGGCGGGGCCTTCGCCGCGGGAGTGGAAGCCGCCAGGGAAGCCTACTACTACCACTCCCGCCCCCGCGACGTCGCGCTTCAGGAGGGGATGGTGGCGTTGATCTCCGCCTACGGCACCTTCGAGTGCCCTCCCTCCTCTCCCAAGTCCCTCGAGCGTATGCTGGGGGCGTTGGAGTTCTACTTCGACCGCTATCCCTTGGGCGCGGATGGAGCGGAACCAATCCGCCTGGCCGACGGGAAGCTCGGGATTGAATTTTCCTTCACCGAAGCCCTCCCCATCGCCCACCCGACAACCGGCGACCCCCTCCTCTTCACCGGCCGAGCGGACATGATCGCCCACTTCGCCGGCGGCATCTACATCTTCGACGAGAAGACCACTTCTTCCCTGGGCGAACGGTTCGCCAACCAGTGGGAGATGCGGTCGCAGTTCACGGCCTACTCCTGGGCGGCGCGGAAGGTGGGGATTGAAGCCGCAGGGACCATCGTCCGGGGAGTGTCCATCCTCAAGACCAAATACGACACTCTCCAAATCCCCACCTATCGCTCGAAGGAGGAAGTCGATCGTTGGTTCACGCAAACCCTCCGCGACCTTGAGCGGATGATCAAGAACTGGGAGGAAGGCTACTGGGACTATTCCCTGGACGGCGCCTGCACCGAGTATGGTGGCCAATGCGCCTTCACCAAGGTTTGCAAGTCCAGCGAGCCTGACCTCTGGCTCGACACGGACTTCGAACAGCGGGTCTGGTTCCCGCAGGAGAGGAAGGAGTTGACGGTGGAAGAATACGAAGCGAAGTGGGCCTAGTCCGATGCTTCACCAGTACTTCTTGCGCTCGGGGAAGTTGGTTGCGGAGGGGGAACTTCGCCCCCTCCACGACGCGCATTTGCCAGAGACCTCTTCCCTCTACTATTGCCAGGCCTGCGGGGAAGTCTATTGCACCATCATCCTTGCAGAGTTGCCGAGTGGGAAATCCCGCCCCTTCATCGCCTATGCAATGACTTGCGAAAAGTGCCCGGCGGCGGATTGCCTCCGCCTTCCGGGCAGCATCTGGCGCGGGTGGGATTGGAGATTCATCCACTCCCTCCCGCGGGAGATCCTTCAGCGGGAATTGTGGATCCACCTGAACCACTTTGAACTTGGAGAACCGGAATGAAAAAGTCCGCCTTCCTGGCCCTGGGCCTGAGCCTCTCCCTCTCTGCCTTTGCAGAGAGCTCTCTCGATCACGTCGGGGAGACTATACAGAAGTTGAACGCCTCCTCCGACTTCGCCGAGCTCTACGCCAAGAAGCAGGCGATGAAGGAAAGCAGCACCGAAGATGAAGTGATCTACTCGGCCTGCCTTCTCCTTGACGACTGCGCGAAGCACCTCATCCAGGCCACCCGGCTTACTTTCATCAACCAACTCTTGGAGGACGTCAGGCTCGGCAGGCGGAACAAGGCTTCCACCCTGGAGGCCCTCCTCCCCCTCACTTCCTCTTCTGACCCCTCGACTCGCATGTACGCCCGCCTCGCCGAGGGCACAATCCGTTCGATGAAGATTCAATAACTCTCCCTTCCATTCCCTCCCCAAGGAGCTCTCAATGATCAACGCAACTTCCCTCCCGAAAAACGCCAAGGGCGTTAACGTCCTCTTGATGGGTCCGGCCGGCACTGGCAAAACCCACGCCATCGGGACCCTCGCCGAGGCCGGAATCGAGGTCTTCTACCTCGCAATGGAGCCAGGGCTCGAATCCCTCCTCGGCTATTTCCGCGACGCCGGAGGCGAAATCCCCCCGAACGTCCACTGGCATCAGCTCTCCGCGCCGCAGGCCGCCTTCTCCGAACTGATCGACACCGCGAGGAAGGTCAACACCCTCTCCCTCGACATGCTTGCCAAGTCCCAGGACCCGTCCCGATCCAAGCACGATCGGTTCATCGAGCTCCTCACAACCCTCAACAACTTCACCGATGAGCGAACGGGGGAGTCCTTCGGCCCGGTGAACGAGTGGGACGCTTCCCGAGCGCTCGTAATCGACGGGTTGACTTCCCTCAACGCGGCGGCAATGAGCCTTGTCGTCGGCGGGAAGGCGGTGAAGAACCAAAGCGACTGGGGCATCGCGCAGGGGCAGATTGAGAAGCTCGTCTACATGCTCACTGACAACTGCCCCTGCCACTTCGTCCTCCTGGCCCACGTCGAGCGGGAGGTCGATCAAATCCTCGGCGGGGTGAAGCTCATGCCCTCGACCCTCGGCAAGGCCCTGGCCCCGAAGTTCCCCTCCATGTTCTCCGACGTGATCTTGGCCACGCGGGAGGGGACGAAGTGGACGTGGGACACGGCCTCCGCCATGGCGGACTTGAAAACCCGGAACCTCCCAATCGCCACGGGAATCAAGCCCGACTTCGCCCAAATCATCGAAAAGTGGACGAATCGGTTGGAGATTAAGTGAGAGCAATCCTTCCCAATCCGCCGTTGCAAGGAGGTTTTTCTGCCGTAAAATCAAATTGTTGCTAGATTGTGCGTCAGCCGGGCGCCGCAACAGATCCGGCATTTCCTTACCTTCCTTAACTCGTACCGGAGCAAGACAATGTTCAATCTGGAAAACTTTCTTGATCAGACCGTCCAAGGCCAGATGGATACCAAGGTCACCCCCATCCCCGTCAACACCTACCTCGCAGTGATCAAGGACTACAAGGCCCGGCAGTGGACTGCGAAGGACGACCCGACGAACTGCGGTGTCGCCCTGGACATCACCTGGCTGATCGACGATCCCGCCCTGGCTGAAACCCTGGGCCGGAAGGAACTGACCGTGAAGCAGGGCATCATGCTGGACGTGGACGACGCCGGCCGGCTCTCCACCGAAAAGGGCAAGAACGTGCAGCTGGGTCGCCTGCGCGAAGCCCTGAACATGAACGACCCCAAAAAGCCGTTCACCTTCCCTTCCCTCCCCGGCAACATGGCCAAGGTCCTTGTCGGCCACCGCGTCTCGGGAGAGGACATCTTCGCTGAGGTCAAGTCGGTCGCTCGGGCCACTTGATCTAGGGGGATAAGCTTGGCCCCGGGGGGAAACTTCCGGGGCCTTTTCGCCTTCGGGGTTTTCCCCCGGAATTATCAATTAATAATCCAGCGGAGAAATCATGCAAATCACTCGCCTATCCTCCATCCAAGTCCTCCCCGATCGGCAGCGGCAGGAGTTCACCCCCGCCCCTCTCCAAGAGTTGATCGACTCCATCCTCACCCTCGGCCTCCTCCACCCGATCGTTGTTCGGGAAGGGGAAAAGGAAGGGGAATTGATCCTGGTCGCCGGGGAGCGCCGCCTCCGGGCCATCACTGAAATCCACACCCTTGGCCTTCAGTTCAAGTACAACGGCCACACCATCCCCGAAGGCATGGTCCCGTTCTCCACCCTCGGTCAGTTGAACGAACTGGAAGCGGAAGAGGCAGAGCTCGACGAGAACTTCCGCCGGAAGGACCTCACCTGGCAAGAGCAAGCCGCCGCCCAGGCGCGCCTCCATCGCCTCCGTTCCGCGCAGCAGGACGAGCGGATCGAGCTCGCAAAGGACCAAGGCCTCGCCTACATCCCCAAGCCCCACACCATCGCCGACACTGCCCAGGAATTGATGGGGCGGAGTGACGGCGCTTATCAAGGAAAGGTCCGCGAGTCCGTCATCCTCGCAAACCATCTCACCGACCCTGACGTGTTGAAAGCGAAGAGTCCAAAGGAAGCCGTGAAGATCCTCAAGCGGAAGGAGGAGTTGAAAAAGTCCGCCGCCCTGGCCGAGACCGTGGGCCGGACCTTCTCCTCCTCCCTCCACCAAGCCATCCACGCGGACTGCATTGAGTGGCTTTCCGCCAACCCCCAAGTCGCCGACGTGATCCTCACCGATCCTCCCTTCGGCATGAACGCGCAGAACTTCGGCGATGGGGCGGGGAGACTCACCGGCATCACCCACAACTACAAGGACGACCCGGAATCCTGGCTCGCGTTGATGAAGGCCTTTGCCCCTCTTTCCTTCTCCGCCGCGAAGGAAGAGGCCCACCTTTATTGCTTCTGCGACCCGGACAATTTCCTCACCCTTCGGGAGCTCTTCCGCGAAGCCGGGTGGACGCCGTTCCGCACTCCCCTCATCAACCACAAGCTCTCCTCCGGCCGCGTCCCCCTCCCCGAGCACGGACCGCGGCGCCAGTACGAGACTGTCCTCTACGCCTTCAAGGGCGGGAAGAAAGTCACCGCGATCTACAGCGACGTGTTCACTTCCTCCGCGGATGAGAACCTTTCCCACGGCGCGCAGAAGCCCGTTTCTTGCTACCAGGCCCTGCTCCAGCGCAGCGTCAGGCCGGGGGATGTTGTCCTCGACCCCTTCGCCGGAACGGGCACGATCTTCCCTGCCGCCCACGGGATGAAGTGCAAGGCAATCGGGGTGGAACAGAGCGCGGAATACTACGGCCTCTGCCTCCAGCGATTGGAGGACCTGCGGAAGGGCGAGAGCCTCTCCCCCGGATTTGACTTTTCCGAGCTCGATTCCCTCAGCGACAGCGAAGAAGGAGACGTCTAATGCCTGCCCAATTCACAACCGAAATGGACTTGACCTTCCTCCGCCTTCAGGAAACCCTCGAGGAGCGGGAGGAAACCTACCCTCGCTTCGAGGACATCGCTGTCCTTTCCTCGACCATGCGCAGGGCCTGGGAGGATGAATTCCGCATCAACTCCAAGGGCACTTACACTCCCCGCGCCGCGCAAGTGGTGGAGGAAGGCGTGGTGATGATCCTCCACAAGCTCTCCCGAATCGCCTGCGGCTGGCCCTCCCCGGACCACCTTCTCGACGTCGCCGGTTATGCCTTGCGCATTTTGGAAGCGTTGGAGCAAGGGGAAGGGGGGTCCAAATGATCGAGCGCCTCTCCGCCGTAGGCAACCTCCGCGCGAAGATTATGATCATCGGGGAGGCGCCGCGGGAGTCCGAACTCCAATCCGGCGTCCCCTTCTCCGGCGCGGCTGGGAACACTCTCGCCGAGTCCCTCCTTCGCGTTGGCATCCGTAGCAACGAGTGTTACATGACCTACGCCTACAAGTCCCTCCCCCCTGCGGGGGAGGTTTCCTCCATGATCGCGGGGAAGAAGTCCGACATCACCCCCTCCCACGTTCTGCTTTTCAACCGAATGGTCCTCCCGCCCCTTGCCGAAGCCTGCGAGGAGCTCTGGCGCGAGGTCGCCACAGTCGGCCCGAACGTGATCATCGCCCTCGGCAACCTGCCCCTCTTTTTCCTGACTGGAGAGTGGGGCATCACTTCCTGGCGCGGCAGCGTCATGCCCACCATTTCCCTCCCCGAGGGCTTGACCTATCGACCAAAGGTCATCCCGACCTATAGCCCTTCGATGCTTTTTGTGAATCCTTCCTGGATCCCCATCTTCCAGCACGACCTCGCGAAGGCATCGCGGCAGTCCACCTCCTGCGACCTTCCCCCCACAGTGGAGCGTTTCCTGGTCGGCCCGACCTTTCCCGAAGCGCTCTCCGTCCTCTCCCAGCTCCACTCGCAGTTGGAAACAGCCGACAGCGGGATGAAGCTCGCCGTGGACATTGAAACAAGACTCGGCCACATGACCTGCCTTGGCATCGCCTGGTCCGGGGAGGAAGCGATCTGCATCCCGTTCACGGCCCTGCGCTCCGCGGCTCACTATTGGGAGGAGGAGCAGGAAGCCACAATCGCCTTCGCCCTTTACCAAATCCTCACCCACCGCAACGCTCGAATCGTTGGACAAAACTTCCACTACGACACTCAATACATCCACCGTTGGCTGCACTTCATCCCCAATTTCTTCCGCGACACCATGCTCGCCCAGCACTCCATGTATTCGACCCTGCCCAAGTCCCTCGATTTCCTTTCTTCCATGTACCGCGAGAACCATATCTACTGGAAGCACGAGAATGAAAGTTGGGAGTACAATTGCCGGGACGCTGCCATTACTTTCGAGGTGGACGAGCAGCAACAGCTCTTCGTCGATAAGATGGGATTGCGAGAGCAGCACGATTTCCAGCAATCCCTCTTCCGCCCGGTCCTGCGGACAATGCTCCGCGGCATCCGGGTGAACACTTCCCTCCGCGCACAATTCGCCCTCGACCTGCAGGACGCGATTGCGGAGAAGCAGGCCTACCTGAACGACGTTTGCGGAGAGGAATTGAACATCCGCTCCCCGACCCAAATGCAGCGATTCTTCTACCAGTCCCTCGGGCAGAGGGAAGTCCACGCGCGGCGGACAGGGAACTCCACGACCGACGAAGAGGCCTTGCGAAAGATCTCTTCCCGAGAGCCCCTCCTCCTCCCCATAACCTCCGCGATCAGCGATCTCCGATCCCTCGGAGTCTTCTACTCCACCTTCGTCTCCGCGCCCCTGGACCTTGACCAGCGCATCCGCTGCATGTTCAACATCGCCGGCACAGCGACCTATCGGTTCAGCTCCGCGAAGAACGCCTTCGGAACCGGCCTCAACCTCCAAAACATCCCCTCGACGAAGGGGGAAGGAAACCTCCCCAACGTTCGCGCGCTTTTCGTCCCCGACCCAGGGATGACTTTCTTCGACCTCGACCTCTCCTCCGCCGACTTGCAAATCGTCGCGTGGGAGAGCGGGGAGGAAGAGCTGAAGGCGATGCTGAAAGCCGGCAGGGACCCCTACACCGAAGTCGCTCGGGAGTTCTACAAGGACCCCTCCATCGTGAAGAAAGACCCGCGGCGGCAGCTCTTCAAATCCTTCTGCCACGGCACTCACTACAACGGCACCGCGAAGGGGCTGGCAGAGCGCCTGGGGCTCGCCGTTCATGAAGCCGAACGGACGCAGAAATGGTACTTCGGCAAGTTCCCTGGCATCAAGAAATGGCAAGATCGTGTAAAATGGTCTGTCCGCTCGAAGAGGATGATTGAAAACGTCTTCGGGTATCGCTGCTATTTCTTCGATCGGATCACGGAGGAGACGATGAACGAAGCCATGGCCTGGATTCCTCAATCCACTGTCGCGATCCTGATCAACAAAGCCTACGTTCAAATCCACAACCAATTCCCGGAGGCGGAAATCCTCCTCCAAGTCCACGATTCCCTCGCGGGGCAATTCCCGAAAACCCTTGGCGATTGGGCGAAGTCCCGGATCATCAAACTCGCCGAGTTCCCCCTCCCCTACCCCAACGACCCGCTGATCATTCCAGTCGGAGTGAAAACCAGCGATGTTTCCTGGGGCGATTGCGCTTAACCCCGGAGGCGACATGACCTTCCCATTCCCTTCCTTCATCGACGGGTATATGGAGTTTGCATCGAACTCCGAAGCCCCGGATCATATCCACTTCTGGTGCGCCGCCTCGGTCGTTTCGGGAGCGCTGGGCCGGCGGACCTGGCTCGATCTCGGCAACTTCGACTTCACTCCCAATATGTACATCATCCTTGTCGCCCCGCCAGGCGTCGTGGCCAAGTCCACCACGATCAACACCGCGGTTTCCCTGCTGCGGGAAGTGGAGGGAATCCACTGGGGACCGGACATGGCCACCCCGCAGTCGCTTTTGGACTACTTCTCCGAGGCGGCGGACTTCTTCGAGTTCGAGGGGAAAATCCACCGCCATGCCTCGGTGATGATCGAATCGTCGGAGTTCGGCAATCTCTTCCGCAATCGGGAGGATTTGCTCTCCAACCTTTTGATCTCCCTGTGGGACGGAAAGCGCGGCCTGTTCCAAAAGTCCACCCGGATGCACGGAAAGCAGAATCTGGAAAATCCCCTCCTCACAATCATCGGCGCCACGACCCCTTCCTGGATCGCGCACCACATCACTGAGCAAATGATCTCAGGCGGGTTCATCTCCCGATGCGTTTTCCCTTACGCCGATCAAAAGCAACGCCTGATCGCTTATCCCCAGGGAACAGGGAACTCCACCCGCGCGGTGAGGGAAAGGTTCCGCGAGATCTTGATCCAAAAACTCCGTGAAATCCGCTCCTACACCGGCCCCTTCCGCATGACGAGAGAGGCGATGGAATTCGGGGAGGCGTGGTATTCCGCCCACTATTCCAGAATCCCCATCGCCTACGATTCCAGCCGCTTTTCCGGCTATCGGGAGCGGAAACAAGGCCACCTTCACAAACTGGCCATGGTGCTTTCCGCGGCGGAGAGCCCTTCCCTCACAATCGAAACCCGCCATCTTCAGCTCGCGGATTCTATGCTATCTTCCCTGGAATCGGACTTCGAGAAGGTCTTCACCGCGGTTGGGCGGTCAGCGACATCCGTCAATGCGGATCGCCTTGTCGCCTATGTTCACCTCCGCGGGCATGTTTTGCTTTCCGAAGCCCACGCTGCGGTGCATCATCTCTTCCCATCGTCCACAACCTTCGCCGACGTGTTGAACGGCTGTATTGAGGCAGGCTACATCGCAAAGCAGTCGAACGGGCGGGAGACTTGGCTCTACGCCGGGAAAAGGAAACCGAGAACGCTTGTCGATAACGAATTGGCCGTGACCAAAGACTTGATGAAGTTGGACCTGCCTCTGGTGTCGGCGGGCATGGGATCGGGCGATGGGCGGTGACGGAAATCGCGTGTGGCCGCGTGTGGTGGCGTGTGACGGGCGCGGCGGATGGGGCCGGTAGGGTAGTAGCGGGTCACGGTTCCCCATCGGTCCCCGTTGATTTTCCCGCCGAATTACTAGACAATAATCCCGCGGAATAACCCGCAATCGTCACCCAGGAAGTTAAGCTATGAACATCGACTACGAAGCCATTGGACGATTGGGCCTTAAGATCGCCTCGCTGAACCCCGAGGAATTCGCGGAACTCTTGAACGTCCTGGCTCCAATGCCGGGCGTCGGCTTCACGAACATAGGCTACATGATTGCGGTCCGGGATGCGGACGACTTCACCTATTCCGCGGAGCTATTTGTCCGCGAGGTTTGCAAGCTGTGGGGGAAAGGCTACTAAGCCCCCCCCCCACCAGCAAAAAGGCCCGGACATCCTCCGGGCCTTTTCTTTTGCCTTCCCTTCCCTTCAGCGCCGAACCAGCACCAGCACCCGTTCGACCACTTTCCGCAGGATAGGCTCGGCCGTCGTCCAATCGACTCCCTTCAATTCAAACTTCAATTGAGGTTCATTTCCCCATTCGGCTCAACCTCAAAACCCGTTCCAAGGCAAACCGCACGAACGGCTCCACCTTGTCCCAAGTGATCCCATCCCTGCGAGCTTCTTCAAAGGCCGCCCGAACCGCATCCACCGCCATTCCCATCTTCTCCGGCCCGGTGCCTTTAGCCTCCGTCAGCTTGTCCAGTTCCTCGATCAGGAACTTGATAGTGGGGAGAAGCTGCGCGAAGAAAATCAAAAACTGAACGTAAGTCATACGCCACCTCCAGCCGGGGTCCAGCCGAACTTTACATCGCCCAAGTCTAATTTTCCGCCGATTCTACCCAAAACTCCCTGCACCACGAACCCGACCCCGCTGCGAAGTTTTGGCAGAGCCTTCGGATTGCGCCCGAAGAAGCCGTCAATCCTACCATTGAAGTCGCGCTCCTCAATCCCTTTGAACTCAAAGCTCTGTCCACGGACTTCCAGCACCCAAGCCTGCGCTTGGACCTGGCTCAATTCAACATCTTGCATTTCCACCATCATTTCGATTACTCCTTTGATTTGACCTTAAACGACAATTGTTTCTTCGCAACATACCTGCCCCAAATGGCGGCAAGCAAGGAAACCGAGGCGATGATGTTTGAGAGATTCTCCGCCACAGTTTTCTTCACGTCCTCTTCCAGTTCAATCCCCGACAGCGCGGCGGCCAGGCCCACAAGCGCGGCCAGGACCGTCTTCGACAGGAGCAAATTCTTCCACCCACTCATGCTTCCACCACCTCCCAAGCCTTTTCCCAACACCCCGCCCAGGAACCTTCCTTCGGTTTCCCTGGCCGCCAGAGAGCCAAGTATTGCTCCCAACCAACTTCCTTCTCCCCTCTCCTTGGAAGCTGGTCAGGGTGCGTGCGCAGAAGCATCCGGGCCATCGCAGGTGAACAGTTACCGAATCCCAGGGATAGTCAAGCGCCGCTACGACCACGGCCGCCCCTTCCCTCGAGGCCCGATGTTCCATCACTCCCTGCACCCCAATCCGCTCGAACATCCACCAGCCCCGCGCGGGACCGTAGACCGGGAGTTTCCCGTCATACCGCGCGATCTGCCGGCGCTCCCGCAGTCCGGATTCTTGCAACGCCACAGCGATCAGCATCGCCCTGGCCTCCGGCGTGTCGTAGGACTGAGGCAGGAGGACGGACAGGGCGGGGAAGACCAAGCGATCAATGAGTTCCGCGTTCAAAATTTCATCCTCAACCCAACGACGAAAGCCCGTTCGAGCTCCCCTTCCCGATGCTCCAGGCTCACTACTTCCGCCTTCCAGTGCCCGACCTGAACATCAGCCCCGAGGAACACCCCCTCCGGGAGCTTCCGCATCGCCTTTTGCAAGCAACCCATTGAGGAGAAGGTGTCCGCTTCTCCAAGAGTCAATTCGATCCGTTCCATCTCGGCAACCTCGCTTTGTGAAGGTCCTCCGCCGCCGGGCAGGCGTCCTCGCAAACCGCCTTCCACCGGTCGAGGCGGATGTTCGTGGTGTGCATTTCCGTCAAGTTCTTCATGCACTTTTCATGCTCCTTACTCAGCCGCGCAAGTTCCTCATCAATCCGCTCGTGAAGGGACTCCTGCCGCGCTTGGAAGGACTCCTCCCTCTTCCACGACCGATACATCAAAGTCGAGACGAGGACAATCAGCCCGATTGAGGAAGGGGAAAACCCCCACTCCCGAAGCATCTCCACTCCCCATTTCCAGCCGTCCAAAGGCATTACTGCTCTCCCTCATTTCCAGCCCCAGCTTCAATCTGCGTTCCGGCTTCGGAGGCCAGACTTCGGGTGTACATTTGAAGGATCTTCGGGTCCTTACTCTCCGCGATCACTTCCAGCTGACTCAACCCGTCCTTGGAAGTGACGATCTTCCCAATCTTCTCATAGGTCTGCTTCGTAACCGTCAATTGCCGCAACCGCGCCAAGCGGGATTGTAAGGCAATCGTCGTTCCTGCGACGTTTTGTCCAGCCTTCTGCTCCAGCGCGACCCGATCAATCCGATCCCCGATCTTCGCGTTCTGGAAGGTTTCCAGTCCGCGGAGGAGCTTCGCAAACCCAACCCGCACCTTCCTCGGGTCCGCGCCATTCCCTTCGGCAATCACGTCCAGCGCGGCGTAGATGTTTTTCCTCTGCGCCTGCGTCCCCATCAACTTCGAGGTGAAGTCGTTGATTTGCTCCGGCCCGGTGAGGGGCTTGCGGAAGGCGGAATTCGCCACCTTTCCGATGTGCTCGTCCAGCACTTCGCCCAAGGCATCCGGCCCGACCCGCCGACCGAAGTCCGTGAGTTCCGTCACCTGCGTGGAATCGCGGGGGAAGAACTTGGAAGTGAGGGAGAGGGGTGCCTTCGTCCGCGCCGCATCGCCGATCAACCCTGCCTTCGCCGGATCGACATTCTCCCGCATGAAGGCGGTTTTCGCAGCGCGGGCAGGAGCGTAGCCGGGAGTGAACTCTTGTATGGCTTCCTTCAGCATCCGCGCGGTCTGCCCGTCGAGGCCTTCCTTCGCGGCTTGCTTTTGCAGCCCACGGGCCAGGCCCTCCAAGTCCCCTTGCCGCACGCCCAGGGAAGAGTTCAAGTCGCTGATCTTCCCGACCATCCGATCAATCATCTTTGTGTTTTCGTCCAGCCGGCCGAGGTAGCGCGGATCGTCAGCGATGGAGTAGAGCCGGTCGATCAGGGGGATCAGGTCCTCTTCCGGGACGATTTGCTCCGACGCCCCCTTCCCCAGGCTCTTCTCAAAGGCCTGGTTCGCCTCGTTCTGGAGCCCCTTCAGCGAACTCGCAGCCTTCTTCCCAACCCCGCCAAGTCGCTGGCGGGAGGAGTCGATCCCGAGGGGGAGTTCCGAGTACCGCCAGCGGCTCAACGCCCCCTGCGCTTCCTCCCCGGAGTTGGCAAGGGCGCTGCGGAGCTTCGGCAGCACGCTCGGGTTTTCGGACGCTTGCTGCACGATTTCCGGAAGGGTGGAGTTCGGGAGGAGCTGCGACTTGAGGTGGGAAATCCCCTCCCCTTCCAGCGTCCGCTCAGCCCGCCGCGCGGCTGCGAAGTCCTTCGGAGTGGTGTTCTCCATCCCTTCCTTCAAGATGCGGCGGGAGTTGTCCTTCCACGTCATGCCGAGGGAAGCGCCTCCGCCGCCCAGGACCGCTCCCACCAGCCCGCCCAGGGGACCGAGCGCAGCCTCCCCCGCCGCCGCGCCGGTTCCGCTCGCGGCTCCGAGGAGCAGCCGCTGCCCGAGGGACATCACACCTCCTGGAAGTACCGCGCCGCCAATGCCTTCCGAGATGTTCTGCACCGCGCGCGGGCCGTCGGCTTTCTCCGCGGGGAGGTACTTGTCCATTAGGCCGGTGGTGGAGTCTTCTCCGAAGTACCGCGGAACGGCCTTCCCGACTGCTTGCATCCCCCGCGCTGCGAACCCAAGGGGAGTGTTCTTGGTCAGGGGAGCGTTGCCGTACTGACCCAGGGCGAAGTTGCCGAAGTCGGAAAGCGCGGCAGGCAGGCCAAGGGCTCCCCTGGCCAGGCCGGTGCCGGCGGCTCGGAAGTAGCCCATAGCGCCAGGGCCTTCCGGAGAGGGAGGGGCAGGGGCAGGGGCAGGGGCAGGGGCAGGGGCAGGGGCAGGAGCCTCTGGGGCGGGAGGGGCAGCCGCAGCAATCTCCCGCAGCTTCCCCAACTGCTCCGGCGTCGGGTTATCCGGCAGCTCCACCAGCGTCCCATCGGGCATCTTCACGGCCGTCGGCATGGCTCACTTCCTCTGCAAGTAGACGTCGAGAGGGATGGGGGCGCCTGGGGGAGCTGCCGGGGAGGGTGGAGAGGCGAGTGGGGCTTGATAGGTCGGAGTGATCGGCATCCCCTCCCGCTCCTTGAAGGTGTTTGCGGCCTCGATCTCCCGATTCGCAATCTCGAGAACCCGCCGCTGCGTCCGCTCCATAATGTTCAGGACCTTCTCCCGGCCTTCCTTCGTGTCGGCAAGCAGCGCGCCCTGCTCCCGAATGATCTTCGCGTCGGAGTCGGTCATGAAGCGACCGCTGGCCCCGGTGATCAACTCCGCAATAATCCCCTTCACTTGGGAATCGAACTCTCGGCTCGCCGCCACCTTCGCCCGGTCGCCAAGTCCAGCCGTAGTCCCGAGCCCTTCCACCTGCAACCGGAGGTCTGCCAGCGGGCCTTCGAAGACCTTTCCGGAGGAGAGGGTCTGTCGCATCCCTTGGATCGTTTGCAGCTGCTTCTGCGCGCTCACCGCCGCATCCTGCATCTTCCCATAGCGCTCCGCATCCGCCTTCGCGATGCCTTCCGCGTAGGCCGTGTTCCCCTTATTCCCAACATTGATGATGGGGGAGGAGGTCACACTCACCTTCGGCGCGTTGTCGAGCTTCTTCCACTGCCCGGTCGTGGGATTTTGCTCATAGAGGTCCCCACCCATCTCCACCCTCCGAGGCTCGGCGCCCTGGAGCTTGGCAGTCTCCAGCGTCCGCGGATCGTAGAGAATCCCGCCGACTTCCTTCATCTCCTGCGGCTTGGGCACGAAGCCAGCCGTCCCGTAGGAGACCAAGCCTCCGATCTGCTGCGGGTCGGCATAGGGGAGGAGGTCCTTCGGCGAGATAGCAGCCTGCGGCGGACCTTTTTCCAGCATAGCCGCGCCGAGTTTCTGCAAACTCGGATCGGCTGAACCGAAAAGCGCAGCGGCCGGATTGCTCGAACGAAGTGCGCTGTCAGCGGCCTTCTGCCGCATCAAGGCGTAGTCTGAAGTAGCCTGGGCAATCGGGGCTTCCAGCTTCTTCATCTGCCGACCAGTCAAGTAAGCCGCAGCAATCTGGCCCAGGGCCGCACCGAGGCCGTACCTGCCAGCTCCTACGTCCTGGGGAAGTTCCGTGGCGATAGCCTTGCCGACCATCTGAGTGCGTTGCATGGCGCCTTGCCTGGCCTGGAGTTCTGTCATTGCCCTGGCCAGGGCGAGGTTGGGATCTTCCGGTTTCTGTCCGTAGACGCTTTCCGGGGCATTTCGAGTGAACTGATCGATTGGAACGCTCATCAGAGGAGACTCCCAGCTACCGCTCCCGCCAATGGCGCGATAAGCCCCCCGACCCCGCTTTGGTACTGCCCCATCTCGGTGCGGTAGCGTTGCTGAGCGGCTTCGCCATAATCAGGACCGTAGGCTTGCCCGGTCGGCGGGCTACGGACATCTGCCCCGGAAGCAGACATTGCAGCGGAAAGCGTGCTAAGAAGCTTCTGCTGGTATTCGCTACCAGGGTCTACATAGTACGACGCATGCCCAAGCTGATTCAGCAATCGCTGCTGAATCCTAAGCTGGTCAGAGTACAGTTGCGCATTTCCCCCAGACAGCTTACTCTCCGCCGAGTACCCAGAAGGGCTTGTGGGATCTTCCTTGTACGTCAGCGTCCCGAACGGAGTGTACTCATTCGACATCCGGCTCTTGGCGCTCTGCCTGGCCATGTCCTCATAATCAGGTGCTTTTGGCGGAGAAAAGAAACTGCCCATTTGCTTTACCTCTTAACTCGCTGGTTTTCCGGTAATCCGGCGGGATTACTAGAAAATAATCCAGGGGAATAATCCAGCCATTTACATTCACTTTTCCCCATCGACATTACAATTGCCGGCCCAGACGGGAAAAAGTTCCTCAATGTACCTTCCACTCGAAAACCGAGTTTTCTGTTAAACGCGATCACTGACGCTTTATCTTCCCCGACAATACCGAAGACGCGTTCGACTTGCAATTGTGAAAACGGATAGTCGAAAACATGAAACAGCAGAAACCGACTACACCAGAAAGGCGAATCGATCCGAGAGTGCATGAAAATGCTTCCGCCAGGGCCTGTCCAATTTTCATACACCGCAGCGGCCCGGATCTGAAAAGCCTCATCGCAAACCCCAAGTCCGGTCATTTCACTGCGATACCCGCCCCCGGCTTTTTCCAGTACCCACTTGACGACATCCGTTCCGCCGCAAAGACGGACTTCCGTCACAGCACACCACCTCCACGTTCGACAAGGTAATCTGCGGAAGTCCAGCTTATCCCCGCATCCTGCACAGTAGCTTCAAGTCTCAAGGAGAATGTGGTTCCGCTTTTGCTGTAGACTGACTGCCAATAGCGTTGAAGTGCTCCGGGCGTGCTGGCGTCGCCAAGGGGAATCGTCGTGACCGTGCCGGAGTTTTCCAAATCCGCATCGAGCCCAGTTTTCAGTGACAGCGTACCGGAGCCTAGCCCTTGAAGCTGCATCATGAATCTTAACATTTTGATGTGCTTTTGTGTCAGCGTCCCGAAGTTCGTAAATGCCGTGCGCAATTTACAGACAATGGGGGAGCCAAAATCCGAATTGCCTTCCTGGGCGATTCCGACTTTATCGGCAGTTCCAATGTACAGCTTATCATTGAAGTGTGCCGCGCAAAAGGCGTTCCAGCCAGTGAACTTTGTCCACGCCCCGGTTGCCATATTCAAGACCAATTGGATATTCGTGGCAGTGCTGGTCGGGATGTTCACGATGAACAGCCGATCCCGAGGGAACCAAGTTCCAGACCAGCCAGCAAGGTCGCCATACTGCCGGACATACTCTATGTAAGTCGGCTCAATATTGTGTGTGAGCTGCTTTTCGGTGAGTTCGGGACTGGCAGTTAGGATTTCCGAAAGACGTGTAACTCCTCCAGTAGTTAGAACGAACATATCGTTTTCGACTGGGATCAACGGGGAAACGCCAAGCGGCGGATTGAGGCGATAAAGGCCAGCCAGTTCTACGTCTTTTGCTGCCTGAAATCCCCGCGCTTCGGCCTGAGCAAAATCAGGCTCTCCGGACGCGCCTGGTTGCACTGTGTTGTCAAAATAGACTTTATTTCCAAGAGCGGTTAGTGAGAACGCAGTCGTATCCGGAACATCACAAAGCGCCAGTTCCCCTTCCGTACTCAGCACAACCAAATACGGCTTATAGCCAGATACGGTTTGGGAAGTCCAGCTCGCAATCCCGGCTACACGGCCGCCAAGCTTGAAAACCCTGGACAGGTCAATATCGCCAAAGCTCTGCCCACTCTTGACGAGTAATTTGTCTCTGTCAGCGAACCAGACTTGTCCGCGATGGGCGGTCATGATGCTAGTTTTGCTGTTGCCGGGGGAGAAAGTGGACCACCCACTGCCATCATAACTAAACGTGTCGTCGACGCCATTCGCGCAGAAAAGTTTAGTCGAGCCCCCATTCGCCGTAGTCTGTGCGAAGGAGATATACCCATAGGTAATCGTCCTGACTTTCGCGCCGACAGTCCCACTCGCAGTCACGTCGTAAATGCCATCGGAAGTTGCCGCAAACAGCTTATCCGTAACCGTCCCACCGAAAACCTGCCACCACTTTTTGACCGTCGCAGGCGGAGTGTAAGGGATCAAGGTCAGAATCGGATTCGTGAAGCCTGTCTTATGTGCGACAGCTCCTTTTCTTGTCACCGCTCCGTCCGAAGTCGGCAGCCAGTTTTCCATCTCCACAGCAAACACTGACTGCATGCCGGTAAGTGGGTCACGGGTATTCCAGCCTCCGACCGGGGCAACAATACTCGCCACGGAAGCTGTAGCCCGGGCAGACGTTCCTGAACTTCTCTGCATCCTGGAAAACATCACAACTCCCAGTTCCCATCTGGTACCACAATCCCTGGCCTTGGCGAGTAGCTGCCTTCATCCAAGACCAGGGTCGGCTTCGAGGCGTCATTGAGCAGGGCTTGAGTGGCCAGCATCACTGCCCGCTCTTTGTCCTCAGAGTAATCAAGACCTTTCTCCGCCTTCCACTTTGCCCGAAGACCAGCCGACACGACAATTTCTGGAAACGCAAAGGTGTCGGTGTCGGCTGTGATCCGCTCTTTCCAGGTAATACCATCGGCGGCAAGTACAGTCGACCGGGAAGCATACTCGAAAGCATAAGTATGCCCGGCGGCAGCAGATGGGAAAATATACAGCTTTCCATTGCGGATTCGGTAGGCCGATTCGACCCTGGAAGACAGAATGGCCTTGTAGTTCTGCCAAGCGGCCGCGCCAAGCGGCCCTAGCACAATCTCCCGCTCAGTGCGGTTGTAAATTGTATCGTTGATAATCCGCTCGAAGCCAAAGGGAGCCAGAGTGTCGAGCAGTCCTTGATCTTCCCCACTGACGGAAGTGAAAGTGGCCTCCCGGACAAGGGAATTCCAGTCTCCCATGACCCGGAGCTCTTCCAAAGTCTCTTCCAACAATGCAAGAATCTGCATTGTTTGCATGTCGGTATTGCCGACAACAGTCGTAGGCTTCGGAATCCCGGTTCTTGCAGCCATTGACTGGACTAGTTCCAAAACTGTTCGCATTAGCAAACCTCACTTGGACTGAACCGCCGCCCGCCCCTGTTCCACTTCCGGCTTCTTCAACTCTTCCCGCAGCTTCGCGTTTTCCAACTTCATGTCGGTCAGCTCGGCCCGGAGCGCTGCGATCTGCTCCGCGAACTTTCCCTTCCCATCCGCCGCGGAGAGCCACTCCCGCGCCCTTTCCTTCAGCGCGTTCGCTCCCATTCCGAGCCGGCGGAGGGTTTCCTCATTCGCGTTGGCCAAGTCCTCGACCGTGCGGATGTTCCAATTCAAAAGCATCTTCACTTGCGCCGGGGAGGCCGCGGGCCAGTTCTTCACGTCCATCCCATCCAGGACGGGCTCGTTGCCCTTCTTCCATTCTTCAAAAGCCGAGCGGTAGGCGGCGAGCCACTGGGCAGGGAATCGCTCATCCCTCACTTGCTGAGTGATATGCGCGATCCACTCCTCTGCATCGCGCTCAATCCGGTCCTTCGACCCGGCGGGGGTGATCAGTGCATACGCCACGTCACGGGAGCAGTAGTGCCCGCTTTCAATCGTAGCGTTGCGGTCTTCGACTGCCCGGAGTTCAAACTGAACATACGGCGGGCGTTCCTCTGCGATTTGAACCATTTTCGAGTCCCCATTCTATGCCCCTTAGTAAAACCCCCAAGTCCGGCAGGAGAACGAACTTGGGGGAACCTTACCGAAGGGGTGGCGGTAGGTTTTTGCTTAGGTGATGGCACCCTGGAGGGAAGGCCGGTTGAGGAAAATGATCGGGTAATGGATCGTGGCATTGTTGTAAGTCGCCGTCACGGAACCATTGATCTGAGCCGTGGTGGCGGCGGAGATCGTAACCCCTCGACCGTCAGGGTCGATCGCGACGACAGTCGTGCCCGCCGCAATGCCGGTGCCGGAAAGGTAGACTCCGGGGAACCAGCCCTCCGTGTTCCCGGCGAGGAGGCGAGTGGAACCCGAAGCTCCCTGCACCGCAGTCTTCACCACGGTGTGGGAACTGGCGACGCCACCCACCGCACCCAGGACCTGCTTCCCTGCCGTGTTCGCACCCGCTTGCCCCACTCCCCCGATCCCAAGGACCGCACCGGCGGCAATGCTCGCCGCGGCGTTGACCGGAACCGCACCTTTCACAATCGCCCAACCGTACTGGCCAGTCGTCATGGTGAACATCGCCACACCGACCGGGGCACCTTGGTTCGCGGTGTTCGCAACTTCAGTGAAGATCGTTTCGATCCCCACCCCTGCCGTGAGCACTGCCTGCAAGGTGACCAGACCGAACTGCCGGATGTTGGCCGAGGCCTTACCGTAGACCAGCTCCCACCCACCGAAGTAGTCGTTGTTGGCGGAGATGGTCGTCCCGGACTTCTCCCGGGCTACGCCATCCGGCGGCTGGGCGAAGTTCAGGCCATACTCCCCAGCGCCGATAATCGCTGTACTGCCGCTCATCTCATGCCCTCCTCAGGCTTTCAGCACGCCTTGCAGCGCACGGTTCGAGCACACCATGTTCCCCATCCAAAGGATCGGGATGACCACGGCGTCTTGGTTGTAGGGGCGCATCTCGTCAACAACGGTCAGATCCGCATCGCTGTGAGTCACGAGTTGGATGTAGTCCGTGTTCAAGAAATACATATGGTTCGCGGGGATGCCGCTCCCGCCGTCGAAGACCACGTCCGCTTTCTTATACTTCAACGACACGAAGCCGCCCGAGGCGGAGGTGTCCGACGAGTAGCGCTTGAGGGAAGTCTGCGACTGCTCGTAGAAGGTGAAGTAGGCGTTGTCGGAAACGATCAAGTCCGGCTGATCGTCGCCGCGAGTCTGCGCCATCCACAAGGGCAGCATCAGGGACTCCATGGTCGTCGGGCCGGGAGTGATCGCACCGCCGCCCTGGATCGGGGCTGCAGCCGACTGGACCTTGTTCTGCCAGAAGGACCAGGCGGAGGAGTCAATGCCTCCAACCGTGCCCAAGCCGTTGTCAGCGACCAGATTTTGCAGCCCGTTGATCTGGTTCGGCAGAGTGCTGTCCGCGTACATATCGGCGGAGAAGTTGTTCTTGAAGGTGCGCATCGCGTTCTTCATCCGGCTCTTCACCAGATTGATGATGCGACTTTCGCCAGTGTTCGTGCGCAGGTCCAGGCCGCTCGCCACAACGTGGATTGCGATCTGGCGCCACTGATACTCCGCCGCGCTGATGACATCGGAGGCGCCGACGTTCAGCACGTCGTATCCGCTGTACCGCTGGTAGGTGGAGTTGGCGGCGTAGTCCAGGCCCTCGACGATCGTCAGTCCACCGTTCTCCTTGCGCGTCTGCCCCTTCTCCGCCAGCCGGCGGTAGAGGGCATTGTGCTTGGACACGTTGTCCTTCAGGTCTTTCGAGTGCTTACGGAAGGTCGTGGTGACCAGTTCCGTGAAGATTGCGTTCGGGGAAGGCATTTTGGTTCTCCTCGGTTAAGATAACTCACCCACCGCTGGAACCGGTGAGGTTCGCATAGGCGGCTTTCAGTGTGTCATCCATCGTTCCGATCGGAGCCGCTGCGCTCCCGCTCTTCGCGCTGGTTTTGACATTGGCAGCTGTCGCGCCCTTGACCTTAGCGGCCCGGGCTTTCGCAGCTGCCGCCGTTTTGGCCTCCGCCTCGACTCGCTGTTTTGCGAGTTCCAGTTCCCTGGTCTGCGGGTTGGCCCAAACGGCTTTGGAATACGCGTCCTTCAAGCTCGTCCCGGGCGCTCCTCGAATAATCGCTGCCATGTCGTTGACCACGAGTTCGAAGTGTTCGTTCGCCGGATCGGTGGAGAACTCCACGATTTGACGTTCGACTTCTGCCTGCCGGGTGATCGCCTGTTGGCGTTCATCCATCTGCAGGCGGGATTCTAACATTCTGATTTTCGTTTGCAATTCGGAAACTTCGGGCGAGACCATTCCGACCTCGGAGACCAAGCGCGCGGCGTCGATCCCGTAGTCCTGGACGATCTGCTGCATGACGGCGAGCTTTTCCTCCTGGGAGCCGAGGGCAAGGCGATAGTGCGCGTCCATCGTCGCGGCGACTTGCGCTTCCACCGGAATCCCATACCGCTCGAGGACGGGAAGGTAGCGCTCGACCGAGGCTCGCATCCGCTGCCCGAAGCCCGCGTCGGATTTGTACTGCTCAATGCCTTTGAAGATGTCGTCCTCGCGCTTGAGGACCTCGTCCTGGACGACCTTCGGGAGGGTGGAGAAAGCCTCGGCGGCTTCCTTTCGCCAGGTCTTCGGGGCTGGGACCTTGCCTTCCGGCGGGACTTCCGCTTCGCCCTCCTGCCCCTCTTCCCCTTCCTGCTCCTCTTCCGCAGGGGCGGGGGCCGCGACGACCTCTTCCTTCACCTCCTCCCCCGCAGGCTCAACCTCCGGCGCAGGCCCACCGAGCGCCCCGGCAACCTCCTCCACAGCGGAGTCCAGATCGAATTCTTCCACTCCCAGCTCTTCGTTCATCTTCAGCCCCTTTCATACTTAACAGACGTTGCGGAGAGTTCCTCTCCAAGTTTCCGCTGCTTCTCCGCCGGCATGGCTTCAACGAGCCTAGCCGCAGTGTTCGCAACGGCGTTTTCCAGGACCGCGTCGGAGGCTTTCCTCCGCCGAACCGCGTCCTCTTTCTCCCCCTTTTCCAGCACATGGCACCCGGTTCGCTTCAGGTTCTCTTCATGCGCCTTCCGTCCCTCGACCCACTTTCCGGTCACAGGGCAACTATACCCCTGGAAGTCCCCCCGAACCGCCGCCGCTGAGAGCACCCTCTCCGCACTCGCCCCACAGCGGCAGGGGAGAGGGAGGGCGGATTCGCTCATCGGGCGGAAGGCGTCGAAGTGATTCCCGCAGGTTTTGCACTTGAATTCATAGAGTGGCATTAGGCTTCCCCCTGTTCTCCCCCTGGATTATTATTTGTTAATCCCGGGGAATTACCCATCATAGCTTGCATTTCCATCTTCCGCATTTCAAGCTCAAACTTCATCACCATCATCTGCTTTTTCATCTCGAGCTCTTCCATCTTCAACTGATGCTCCTGCGCCCGGAACTGCGCTTCCTGTTCCGCCATTTTCAAGTCCGTCTGCGCCTTCACAACATGGGACTGGGTTTCCGCCTGGATGACCTCTGGGGAGTTCTTCGGATCGGTGTCCTGCTTCGGCGGCGGGGGCTTCATCTCCTGCAGCGCCTTTTCAACATCCTCCCCGAACCGGTACCGCCGCACAACTCCCAGCAGCATGGACTTCCCGACCTCGAAAGGCAAGATGCCCTGCGCCACCGCCGGCGCGACTCCATTCATGAACTGCGCAATGCCGTTCATCAGCTCCGCCATCTCTTCCTTATCCTGCGTGGCTTCCAGTTCCACAGTGGAGTTGGTCTCGATGTCGATTTTGAAAGCCCGCATGAGGTCCGACTGCAACATTCCCTGGAGCTCCTCGATCGAGGGCGGAAGTGGCTGCATTGGTGGCGGCTGCTGCCCCATCATCATCGCTTGCTGCGCCTGGAGCTGCATCTGCATTTGCTGCTGTTGCTTCTGCTCTGCCGTCGGGATTGGGAGGCCGGTCATTGCAAGAAGGGTCTGCGGATCGAACTTCGTCACTGCGACCTCTGCCATCAGGCGAAGGGTGTCCCTGGCGAAGCGCGCGGTTTCCTTCTGCGCTTTCTTCAACCGCAGCGTGCCCCATTGGCTCTTGATCTGCTGTGCGCCCAGGGTTTCCGAGGCCTGCGTCGATCCGCGCATGATGTCAGCGATGCCGGTGATGTCATAAATGACTTGCTTGATCTGCTGCCGCTGGAGGTAGAGCTGCTGCACCACGGCGACGAGTTTCTCAATCGGCATGATGAAGAGCGCCTTTTCCAGGTTCTGCCCCTGGGGAAGGGCAGCGGCGTTCGTGGCCGGGAGGAAGGTGTTGTCGTCCGCGGTGAGGAGCTTGTCGATCCCGGCAATCGTCGCGTCGTAGAAGCCTCGAACTCGAAGCGCCGCGATGATGCGGCGGATTCGGATCGTTACTTGATTCAACTCCCGCGCCTGATCCTCATAGAAAGTATAAGGCGCGGTCGGGGTGAGGGAGGAAATCCGGCGGAAGTAGGTCAACGGCTGCGGGATGGGGAAGAAGCCCGTCAAGCCCAAGGGATCGTCCACCACCTTCAAGAAATCATCCATATGCCCTTCGGCGAGGAAGATCACCTGCTTCGACCCCTTATCCCAAATTTCATACACTTCAATAAGGGAATTCCCGGGCGCGCGCTTCTCCTCCACTTCCCCTTCCGGCGGATCGGAGAACGGCAACGCGGCGGCCTTTTCCTTCCCGAAGTTCTCCTCCACTTCCTCCTTCGTCATCAGGTGGAGGATGGAGATCCACGGGACTTGCGCCCAGGCAGCTGCATAGCCGTGGAGGAAGCGGTCCCAGGGGACGATTTCGCAGACGACGGTTTCGGAGAACCTTCCGCCTTCCCCTCCGGGAGAGTCCTCCCCTTCCATCCCCTCCACCACTTCATCCACCGCCTCCTGCGCGGGCGCTTCCGCCTCATACTTCACCCGCACAACGCCACGGCCAGGAACAAGCGCCTGCGTCACCGCGGTCTGCATCATCTCGTCGAAAGTGCTATATCCGACGAGATCATTGTCGAGCAGGAACTCCAACACCCGCTGAGTCAGCTGCGCGGCGTCCCGCCCGAGGGGATCCTCGTCCAGGAACCTCCGGGCCACTTTCGGCCGCGGCGGGGAGTTGTAGAGCGCCGGGGAGAGCGTTTCGGTGTTGGAATAGAGGATGTTGAAGGGGACATTCGTGTCCACCTCCCCCGACCCGACCGACCGCTCCGCCTCGTAGATCTTCACAACCCGACTGGAAGCGTGGCGGAAGTTGCTCTCCCGCTTCTTCGCGGCGGCGAGCTCCTGCACCCACTCTCGGACAGTTTTCTCTTTCATTGCTCCGCCTTTTCTGGAACCTTGAACTCGCTAGGACCGCAATTCCGCTCAAATCAAATTCTGCAATGACCGCTTGAACTTCTTAACCCGCTCATCCGTTCCAAAATCGAACCTGCCGTCGAGACCACTTCGCCTGTCAGGGGCAAGTGCCCGATTGGATTTCATCTTCAACTCCCTACTTTTACCCAGGATGCCCCATTCCAGTACTTTACTGCCTTTGCTTTCCAAGAACTGCCGTCCCAAACCCGCACTGGCCGGGCCGGGAATTGCCCGCCGACTTCAGCAGCTCTGACAGTCCCCCGTAGCCGCAATGAATAATACACTATATAGGAAAAGGAATCCACACCTGTGGAGAGCGTGCCGATACCGGAGAAAGAAGAAGAGTTTTTCAGGGATACTCGAAGGGAGAAGGAACCGCTGGAAAGGTCAGCTAAGGTTATGCCAGAGAGGGAAGTCTGGCTGCCATAGGTGAATGTCTGGTAAGAAGAAGTCAAATTAGCGGAACCGGAACCGAGAAGAACCCCGCCGCCTGTTTCCAGTCGATCCACGAAAGCATTCTTTCCGCCTGGGCCGCCGGTTTTCCTGGCCGAGACTTTGGCCTCAAAGCCGACAAGTTCCGCGCCTGCGGGCAAAGTTAAAGCAGGGAAACTACCTGAAAGCCACTCAGTGTAGACATTAGCAGAATTCCCAGCCCCGGAATGATTCATTGTGGCGTCAGTGGAATTTCCAGTGGTCACATTGCTGGGCGCTGCCCAGGCCGTGCCGAAGCTACCAGAACGGGCTTGGCTGGAACCGGAAGTCGGGAAGACTTGAGTAAAAGCTGACATAAGGTCAGATCGTCCTGTAGCGAAGCCAAGAACCGGCGACTACGGTAACAACATCCGTACCGCTGTTTCTTTTCAATTTCAAGGAAAGGTTTCCGCTGGGAGAGCTTCCTGTGGTAAAGGTAGCTGCGACACTCGCTGCTCTGGACTTGTTGGCTGCGTCGACACTGGTAGCTGTAGTGTAGAAAGCGGCTGAAAAATCCTCGGTAGCAGAAGCTTTCGTTGACACAGAACTAAATACTTCCACCGCTGCGCTGCCCGAAGCAACGCCCGTCGGCCAGGCAAGTCCTAGACCGACGCCAGTGGTTGTGCTAGCAGATTTTACAGAACAGAAGCCTTCTACAATGTAAGTAGTACTAGGCTGGACGGCAAACTCCATTCCAGTAACCGTAACGCCAGAACTATTCGTCGTAGAGAAGTCACTGCTCAGCTTCAAGTACGTCCACAGTTCCAACTCCCCCAGTGTCGAAGTATCCACCCACAGATCATTCGCAGCTGGACTCGAAGGCGCTGAAGTGCCGACATGAAGTTTTCCTGGAACATAATTGTCCAGCTTCGCCTTGTCCGCCGCTGGCATGAACCCGGCACTTCCGGAAGTGGCACTGGAATGCAGGCTACCGCCAGAGAGGTTGCCATGAGCATGGACGTGATCCGCGCGAGCGTAGTCGGGGGAGCTTCCGATCGCCCCCGTCCCGGCGACTTGAGCCGGCGTGGCCGAGGAAGGGGAAGGGACAGTGACGGTCACCGCGCCTTGGCTTCCATTAACGCTCGTCACCCCTGCGTGAGTGTGGTCGCTTCGGGAGACGCTGGTGGCACTCCCCGCACTGCTGGTGGCCGCGATCGCTGGCGGCGCGCTCCCGAGAACAGTCGTGTCGTTGATCGTAACTGTCACCGCACCACCGACCGCGGAGGCCGAGACGGCGCCACCGACGAAATTGAGAGAGCTCGCGCTCGCGGTCTGCTGCACGCCCTCGTCGCTGACTGCAAGCGCGGGCGGGATCGTCGGGACAGCAACCGTGATCGCTGCGCCGACAGCACTCGCCGTGATCCCCGCGCCCGTGAAGTTCAGAGACTGGATGTTGGAGGAGAGCAGCGACCCCTCATCCGAAGCGGAGATCGGATTCCCCGGAATGGAGACTGTAACGTCATTCCCCGAGGCGCTGGCCGAGACCCCACTCCCGGTGAAGTTGATGGAAGTGGGCGTAGGGACGAGGGGAGTCCCGGCGGCTTGGATCGCCGGCCCAGCAGCCGTTAGGGTCAGCGCATTTCCCGCGGCGGTGAGCTCGAGGTTCGTCCCCACGACATTAAGAGAAGTGGCCCCGGAGACCAACTGAACCCCTTCATCCAGGTAGGCAGTTGGGGGGACAAGACCTCCCGCAGCTTGCGGACTGTAGGGCACCCAGGCAAAGCCATCACTACGGTAGAGCTTATCGTCATCGTTCGCAAGGATGACCATGTCGTAGTGCTCGTTCGCGGGAGGAAGGGCGGCGAGCCAGAAGCGGGGGTAGTCGGTCCAGTTTAGAAGGGCCATTGAGGGGCTCCAGTTGAATTGTGGGGTTAACCAGCGGGATTATTCAGGAATAATCCCGGGGGATAACTCAATCCCAAGTCGCGGTCACTTCCCGCCTTTCCCGATTCCGCGCCACCAGCTCCCGAAACGTCATTTCGCTCGGCAGCCGGGGCATCCCAGGCGCCATCGCCCGCTCCCGGCCAGGCGCCATCGGCCGGCTCATCACGCCATAGCGCAAAGAGTCCGCGGCGTGGTCCTCCCCGTCGGTGTCCAGGTCCTCCTGGTCCGTTTCATCATGCTGCAGGACCGGGAGAGTGCGGAGAAGGTCGTGGCAGTCCTCGGAAAAGTACAAAAGCGGGGTCTCTTCCCCCGGATTCCCTACCCCGCGGAGGAGCTGCCGCACCTTTTCCCACCCCGGCTTCCGCTTATTATCCGCCCGGCGCCAAGAAACACCGGCAATTGCCATACTCTCAGCAATCGACGGCCCCCCATCGCGGATGAAAATTGCAGGATCGGCAGCGCCATAGGCCACACTTTCGCCCTTTTCCCTTTCGAGAATGCCCCTCGCAACGGCGTCAGCGGTCATTTTCAGGCCGATGTTTGGCCCGCTCGCGCCGTACCACTCGCGATAAGCGATGATCGCGCCGACGGGGATGAACTTCCCTCCGATCTTCGCATCCCGCTCAACATGCACGAACCAGATGCAAGAGAAAGGCTTCGCGGACCCCCAATCGAAGGAGCGGAACCGCAAGTAGTGAGGATTTGCGCGGAGGAACTCCCTCACATCCAGGGCCGGGAGGTAGTGCTTTTCCGCCGAGAGCTCGCTGAAGTAAGCCCCATCGACCACATCCCAGTCCCCTTCCAACCAAGCCCTGACCAAGGCGTCGGACCCGGATTGCCGCAAGCGGAGGATGTAGGTCGGGTCGCCTTGCATTAAGAGCTGGTTGTCGATGACCTTCGAGGGGATGAAAACGCGGTCCAGGGAGACCATCCGCCGCTCGCCGAAGAGCTCAATTTCGGTCTCCTCAGTGATGACTTTCCACCCATCCCGGCAAGGGTCGATGTACCGGGCCTTCACCCAGTTATGCCCTGGGCCGCCCGGGTTGCCGGTCAGTCGCATCCCCACCGGGACTCCATTCGTGTTGCGGAGCGTCGCGCGGAGCTTATTCACCGGGACAGGAGAGGGGAAATTGCACAATTCCTCAATGTAGAGGCGGGTGTAGGAGTGGCCCTGGTAGGCCTCGGCGTCGGAGTCCCTTTCGAGATAGGCAAACCGAAGCCGCGCGCCGCTTTTCATCACCCATTCTTTCTTCTGCTCATTGTACTTCCCACCCAGGGGGATGAAGAGCTGCTTCGACCGGGCGATGACTTCGGTCAATTCCGTCAACTTCCGCCGAACGAAGAGGCCGATCGCGGCCTCCTTGAAGGCCTCCGAATGGTGGAGCCAGTCGCCGAGGGAGGCCTCGGTTTTCCCTCCCCCTCGCGCGCCGCCAAAGAAGACCTCGAAGACTGGACAAGCGATGAGAGCCGTCTGCGGCCCTGGCTGCGGCTGCCACAAGAGCCGCCCGCCCTGGGAGATCGGGAGGAGAGCGCCCTCGACCCCTTCGGCACTCATCCTTCCTCCCCTCCCGCCGTCCCTTCTCCTTCCAGCACCCGGCCGTACTTCTTCGCCCAGTCATCCGCGCTCTGCGCCTTCTCCGGCAGCGCGACGACGAAGCTCTGCTGCACAGTCACGCTTTGATCCCGCGCGCCGTAGGAGGAGGCCTTCGCGGCGATTTCCAGCGTCTTGAGCGCAAGGACCGGGTCCTGGGAGGCCGTCAACCGATGCGCGATCACGTCGATGGACTGGGAGGCCAGGGCCTCGAACCGCTCCTTCACCGTTGCTACCAGTTCGGGGTTGATGATCTCCTTCCTCCGCGCCTCATACCGCGCGCGAAAGCCGTCCGAGTTCGTCACGGAATACACCCACTGGGAGGAGAAGCCGAAGATCGCTCCCAGCTCCGCCCGCGTGGCGCTTGGATTCGCGAGCATCGCGTCGATCAGCGCGTCGTGGGAGTAGGGGATGGCGTTCGTCCCGCCGGGCTTCCGCCCCCGCGTTCGAGGAAGCTGCGCCGCGGCCGCAATGCCTTCCGCCACCAACCCTTCCAACTCTTCCTGCTCTCCGTCCATCGCCCGGCCCTCCCGCCCCTACCCTTGCGCAGTTCTCGCGCGTCGCGGCGATTTTCCCCCCGGCGGGGTGGAACTTGCAAATTCGAGGGGCGGGGAGAGAGCAAGGCCCCCCCCCCCCGGTGGGGCTGGGAGAGAGCGTTGCGAGAATTGAGAGAATGGGAAAGCCGACCGGACCAAAAAGGGGTCGATGTGGAGCGATCTGGCACTGGGGACACCCTAAAACTGCCCCATGCGGAGCGATCTGGCACTAACCCTAAAGCTCCCCACATCGACCCCCCCACCAGCCGCTCGACCACCCCGCCTTGCGAACGATTCGCAAGTGGGAATGAATCGCAAGTGCCATCCGATTCGCAAGTGCCATCCGATTCGCAAGTGGGAATGAATCGCAAGTGGGAATGGAGGGCGACTGGGAATGGATGGCGACTGGGAACGATTGGCAATCGGGAATGGATGGCAAGTGGGAATGGATCCCGCCCAGGAATGGACCGCTGATGGGAATGGATGGCGATCGGGAACGGATCGCAAGTGGGAATGGATGGCGACCCCATTCGAACCGAGCTGCGCCGAATTGCATATATAGGGAACGGGCATGGGCAGTCACGTCGCCTGGTGGAACGATGGCGCAGCGGGGATGGATTGCGTTTTAGTTGTTGACACCACAGCTGCGGGTTGATACCATGGCTCCACGATTCGGCATTTCGTCGAATCGCCACCACCGAGGATAGATACCATGGCACGCAATAACAGTCGCAACAATTCCGCCGCCGCCGCCGCCGCCGCCGCGATCCCCGCGCCGACCGAGCCGACCGCCGCGCCGACCGCCCCGACCGCCCCGACCGCCGCGCCGACGATGCGGAAGGGATCGGTTCTAACAATCATTGTCGAAGGCGATATTTTGACGATGCGCTGGGCGGATGGCACAACCGAATTTCTGGACATTTCCAAGTTGTCGGATGAAGTGCGACGCGAGGCACTTGTGAATGGATTGGATGGCGCGGCATTGTCACGTGATCCCGAAACTGGTGCATCGGCGACGATTCGCGACAAGCGTGCGCGGGTTTCCGCCATTGCGCAAAATTTGCGCGAAGGGAATTGGAACGCGCCAAGTCGCGCGACTGGCAACAATGGCGCTTCGGCACGCGCCATCTTGGTGGAGGCGTTGATTCGGATGAAAACGCAATCGCCGCCGGAAGTGATTCGGAATTTTGTGGCGGAACGGTCGGCGGCGGAAGTGGCCACAATGTCGGCTGTTCCCCGCGTTGCGGCGATCATCAGCGCAATTCGCGCCGAGCGGATTGGCACGGCGGTCGATGCGGCCGAAAGCGCGCTCAACGCATTGTTTGGCTAATCGCTCCAACAATCCAATCCATAACCGACGCGGCGGCAGTAATGTCGCCGCGTTTTTTTGTGCCTGGTGGAATCGACTGCCGTCAATCGGGCAAATTCGGCGGGATTATCGCGGGATAATTCGGCGGGGAAATTTGCGGCGATTTGCCGCGTCCATCGCCCCGTCCCGCTACCTATGTACCGCCCCACCGCCGTTCGTCGATTGTGGGGCGCGTACGGCGGTCTCATGGGCATTTGTGACCCCGACCCATGCCGCCCATGCCGCCCATCCGCCGCCCATGCCGCCCATCCGCCGACCCCGCCGCCCATCCGGCTGACGATTCCATCCCATCCGGCTCCCATCCGGCTCCCATCCGGCTCCCATCCGGCTGACGATTCCGCCTGGTGCAATCAGCCGATCAGCCGGCCGCCGATCAGCCGGCCGCCGGCCGCCGGCCGCCCAAGCCGACCTGATCAGCCCATCAGCCCATCAGCCCATCAGCCGACCTGCCGCCCATCAGCCCAACGAAATCAACCACTTGCACCGATCAGCCCGCCGATCAGCCCGCCGATCAGCCCGCCGATCAGCGCTTTTCCACCCATTTTCGGCCACTTTCCCCCCAAGCGCTAGCTTCCTTCTGCTTCCTTCCCGCCCTTCCCCGAGTTTCCCTTGCCTTTCCCTCCCTTCGCCCCTCCCTTCGCCCCTCGCCCTTCCCTCCCCTGGCCCTCATCCTTCCCTCCCCTCGCCCCTCGTCCTGCCCTTGGAGGTTCCCTTGGAGGTTCCCTCTGGTATCCATGAAGGTTCCTTGAAGGATACCCGAGGGAACCCTCAATTTGTCCCTCATGGGCACTCACACCCATTTTCCCCCGAAATTATTATTTAGTAATCCCGCGGGATAACCAGCTAGGCCCCTTGTCACTGAGCAAACCCCTAGCTTTCGCAAAGAGTGCTCAGTCCCAAGCCCCCTAGCTCCCGCCTTAAGGAGGGTATTTTTTTTTTTTTTTTTTACTTAGCTTAAGCTCATGCAAGAATCATGCCAACCTTATTTCGCACGCTTAAGGGCCTTGGCCCTACGGCTTGGAACTTGGCCCTGTGGCTCGGCCCTACGGCTTGAACATTATCCCC